TGCTCCGCTGTTGTAATAAAGGCTAACAGACCCCGCACTTGTGCAATAATCTCCGCTGTTGTAGTAAAGGCTATATACCCCCGCACCCGTGGAATACTCTCCGCTGTTATAGAAAAGGCTACCATACCCCGCACCTGTGCAATTTGCTCCGCTGTTGTAGTAAAGGCTAACAGACCCCGCACCTGTGCATTTTGCTCCGCTATTGTAGTAAAGGCTTCGATACCCCGCACCTGTGCAATTTGCTCTGCTGTTATTAAACAATGCCTCAAAGCCAAATCCGATACCATGCGCATCAGCCCACGCCGCTCCGGTCCAGTATTTTGATTGATAGCGGATCAGAACGTCTGATCCAACCGTTGAGAGTGCGTAGTATTTTTGCTTCGTTGCGATTTCGATTTCTTCCGTAACGATAAAAGTATATGCCGACATATCTCCGGTGAGAGTGAGGTTCCCACTTCCATCAAAGGATAATGTTCCGGTGCCGTCAGTAAAACAACCAGTTCCAGCGAAAGACAATTTTCCATCAGCATCGATCTGGCAATAGTTAGTTCCACCGACTCCAATCTGTGTTGTGGCGTGTAAGAATAGCGTCTGGTCGGCGGTAGTGGTATTCATCTCGCCGTAGATAATCGCCTTTGCGATATTGTCGGCGTATGTGGTTTCTTCAATACTCGATATGATTAATTTGTAAGAGCCATCGCCGCCATAACCAGCATGACTGCCTAATAATATATTTCTATGTTGATCCGTTGTTGCCGAAGCACCCCAGTTTTCACCTGCCTTGTAACCGCCAATGAGATTGTATTCAAAATCTTTGTCAGCGGTTGCGCTACTCATGGCTCCACGTGCAGCATAGGGGCCAAAGATCGTATTGCCTAGCACTGAGCCCGATGTGATCGATGCACCGGCATTACTTAGGGCAGAATTTCCTACAATCAAATTGCAAGATATTCCTCCGGTCGTATCATCAAAACTCGAATACAAAACATAGTAGCCAAAAATCGAATTGTACTCGAAGCTAGTCGTGGTGCCACAGCCGGTCATCACAGCCTGTGAGCCGGCAATAGTATTATATCTATACAACCCCGCTGCCGCCGCATCATCTCCGACACCGAAAGCGGAATATGCTCCAATAATGGTATTGTAAATGACTTGTGCGCCAGAATACCCAAATCGATAAGCAGTGTTCCTTACGCCTAAAATAAAGTTTCTGAAAACATTTGCAGTTGCATTTTTCGCAAAGTCACGGCCACCACCAATATATATATTTTCATATTGAGTTGTTGCCCCTTCACAGGCATCTTCTCCCGCTAGATAACCTAACTTTACATCTGATATAACCGTTCCGGTTGTCAAAATTTCTTCGCCGTCAATGCAATAACTCTGCCCGGATGCAATATCTATACTTCCATAAGTCTTAACCTGCGTTACGTTTGAATCACCGAGAAAGACCTGATTACTTGCGTCTGGTTCGGCATTTGCCCCGATTGCGGTTGAGTTGGTGTAACGATATTGCGGGGTCAGGGTATGTCCGTCATCTGATCCTGTACCAGTAATGGTATCGGTAAGAACTTCCAACGTGTCAGCATCAATGACTTCCCATTGTTCTATCTCACCATCACCCAATCCCGGAACCCCGCCGCCAACTGCTGTCAGTTGCAGCAAAACAATATCACCAACACCACCCAATCCATGGCCAACGATAGTCACCCGATCATTTCCGACATCAATGTCAGAATCATCAAAGGTGACTGCGTTTGCGACATCAGATTTGAATGTAGAGAAAGCGAAAGCTCCCAAAGCAGTATTTGAGTCACCTTCTCCATATTGTAAGTTTTCTTTGCCTATGCCTATTGTTTCATCATTTAGATTGAAATATAGAGAATCACGTCCAACCCCGAAGCAATCATCTCCACGATTTCTTCCAAGGCTGTTATATCCGATCCCATTACAGTCATCTCCTTTGTTGTACATCAAGGCTGAATATCCGAACCCACCGCATCTTGCGCCTTGATTTGAAAATAATGCTTGGACACCAAAACCATTGCAAAAAATGCCTGTATTGCTATATGCCGCATAATTCCCGAACCCACACGAATAACTGCCCGAAGCGTAATCCATGCAGTGATTTCCGAACGCATTGCATTGCATACCAGTCAAACCACGCCCGGCCCTATAACCGAATGCGGAAGAATCACTGGTGACAGCAGAACTCAAAGAGAATTCACCAAACCCGAAACTATCTGAATCTTGCCATGCCGCACCATCCCAATACTTTGTTAAATGCCGTAATACAATAGAACTATTAGACTTAATCAGGACTACAGCCTTGTGAACGCCCGTATTTTGTGTTTCTTCGGTCGCAATGAATTTATCAGCGGTCATATCGCCGGATGCAGTAAGGTTTCCGCTCCCGTCGAACGCCAGCGTGCCGGTTCCGTCACCGAGACTATATGTGTCCAGGTGAATATTCGCCCCGGCCTCGATCTGATCCGAAGTGTTAACCTTCCACATATCCACGTTGCCATCGTCGGCGTTATTCCTGCCGATGATAAACGTATCGTTTGGAATGTACCTTGAACAATCTTGCAATAAGAAAGCAGTCTCTTCTTTTCCATCAAGTAAATCTGCATTGAGGTTTGAAACCAATGTTGTAGATGCAACTATTAGAGGAGCCGTTCCGATCGGAATATCTGACTCGAATTGTTTTGCGGTAATCTTATAATCACCTGCATCCCAATTCCCGGTTAATTCATTGTCACCAGCACGCTTTACATATCTTTCATCGTGAAGATGATCGTCCAAGGTATCTAAGGCTTTTTGAACCGTTGTATCTAAGGCTGATAATTGACCGCCAAAATCTGTAGTTGTAGTAACCACAGAATGAGCATAAGGGATTGGATTCAACGGGATTAGGTTTCCCAGGTCATCTCGATAAAATATTGTACCAGACATTTTTATCCCTTAGCTACCGCAAGTTCCTCCTTGATCATATTTGATTCCATACGATGTTCCTGCTGGATAACTTGCATACCATGAAGTGTGAGAACCATAAACCAAAATGCCATATACGGGCCGACTGCTATAATCATCATTATACGCAAAGCAAGAATAATTACTCCGATAGCTGTAAATACCAATATAAAGTTTTCTTACATAATTATATGCAATGTAAGTTGTCCCGGAATTGTAATAAACGCCAATGCCTCTACCATATTGAGATGCCGTATGTCTTACATAGCAACCTTGAACATCAACATTTCCAGCGTTGTAGTGGATTCTTATACAATTGCTGCCATCAGATGATGTTGTTGAAAGCGAAGCGTTAATATATCTCACGTACAAATTTTTCAACGAATTTCCTTCAATTGTAATAAGATTTTGTGCCGAAGCGTCTGTTCCATTTATTATCACAGATTGATTCGTATGTAACGAGAGAGATTCACTATCGGTTTCATCTCCTTTCACGCTTAGTGTTCCTCCACCAAAGAACCCGCTTACCGTAATTCCACCGGTCCATGTATATGTTCCGTCTTCAAATTGAAGTATTATTGAAACATCAGAATGAATATGTTTTCCAATTGAATCTACAATTGCTTGAGCCTGGGCTGCTGTACTACCAAGTGGAATTGTATAAGTTTTGTTTGCAGTTTCTTCTGAACCGCCTCCCATTGCCAAGTCATCTAGCGTATCGCAAACAAGTTGTAAGTTGCTGTCTGCAGCGGAAAGATTGCCATCAAAATTAGAAACATTTGTCGGTATGTCTTCTGCCTGAATATTGGTTGCACCGCTTCCTAATCCGGTAATATCCTCTCTATAAAATATTTTTTGTGGTGTTATCGGATCAGCCCCGTCACAATCTGGAGGACGAAGCCTATCATCGTGATCAGTATTTGTTGAACCATCAGTACTTTGTTTTCCCATTGCATCAACATGATCAACGGGCAAAGCATCAATAGTTTGTTGCAAAGCACTTCTTGCAGTTTCGAGTTCTTCTATAATTGCTAAGGCTCTAGTTGTTAATACTTCAGAAGTCGTTCTTAATTCATTTATATCTGTTTCAAATTTTCTAGCGATAATTTTGGCCGCAACAGGTTTGTCTGCATTTTTTGTGATCATGGGGATATTGCTGCATTGTCCGTTGCCTGATTACCATCAACCGTTAATTCCATGAAAAGACTATAAACCTTTAATTCAGAATCACATTGACCACTTAGCTTTAAACTATAAAAATATCCGCTAGTAGTAATTTCAGGAGAAAACAAAGAGGCTTCAGCTTTTTGATTATCCCAACCTGGGACTTCATCATAATCGAGTGGAGCAGATTCGCCTGGGTTAGAAATTGTATTTGATCCTGAATCAAGACCAAAATCGACATTGGTTTCTACTGTCATATTTTGTGCGCTACCTGTAAACCAATCAATCATTACACTTCTAATCGTTTTAAGTTGTCCAGGAACACCAAAAGAATGAAATGTAGTTATTGCATTATAGGGAATCGATTGCATAGTATTTACCAAATTTTCTCTACATGCAGATGAAATAGAAGAAGTTACAGAAAGAAAATCTTCCCAACTATCATCCAATCCAGTTTGGACAAAACAAAAGCTATACATAGTTTCTACTAAATTAGATGAATCCACATTGGTTAAATATACTGGATATTCAACATTGTTGTATTTAAATCTTATAAATCCATACCAAGTTAAAGGATATTGATGAAATTGAAACCCACCACTTTCTATGGAAAAACTTAAATGTCTCCAATCAGAAGTACCAAAAGGCAACTGCAATAAGAATGTATTTTCAATCGGATCATATGCAGAAATAACATCTTCGATTCTAGAGTAATCAATATTTTTTTTTAACCAATAGTTTATTCTTGTTCTGGTTAATGGAGTAATTGTCATTTCATTATAAGCATATAGCCCATCGGGTCCAAGGAAAATGGCTCCAATATCATCGGGAAGTTTCTGAATCGTACCGTTTGCAATATTACCAACAACACTTGATATCATTACTGGAAAGCTATAAGCAATATTTGTTACATCAAGAATCCAGGTTTTGCTAGGCTTTTGAATTAAAAGAGTTGAACCAACACTCATTAAAGTTGTGATTTTCTCTCCATCTCCGGGATCAAACCCAAAGCGACTATCAGTTGAAACATGCTCAGGATAACCTATCTCAGAATAATAAACATAATCATCATCTGCATAGAAGCATCTATCGCCGGCAATTTCCATTAAATTACAAACTGGCGGCCTTTCATTCATTTCTGAATGTTGATAAATTAATGAATTGTCTGAATCCGAAAGTTCAATTGAAACAACAGCATCCGCATTATCACCCGGATAAACTGTTTGCTGGTGGGCGAGATATTTTGCAGTTGTTGCGCCAAGCAAAGACCGATATACACGAATTTCATCAACCTGGGGATCAGTCGGAACGGGAACAGTAATATTAATTGTATTTGTCGTGATTTCTTCTTCGATATATTCTGGAGGATCAACCGGGGGACTTGGATCCGAAATGTCAAAAGTGGAATCACTGAAATCATAAGGGGCTTCACTGGTTTTTCTGATTTTGATTATATAATCAGTACCATATGGAATATCTGCACCACCGATTACATCTCCTACGGTCCAAGTATAACTTCTTGTGCTTGCACTTAATCCGTAAGCAATCATGCCCATATTAATATCGGGGTATCGATATAAATAAATTGTAAATTTTCCAGTAGTAATAGTGGAATCCCAGGTTATATCCTGGCTTGAACCATGTTCCCAATCTTCGGAACCATTCGGAGAAGTAATTGTAATTTCTGAATACGCAGCGGCAATCGTTGGACGATCCGGGACAGGGGCCTCTTCTCCTCCTTCTTCAACCTCCACCATCTCAGTATTGTTTACAACAACCTCAACTGATTCTGATAAAGCACTTTCGGCTCCACCAAGAATTGAGCGGACATATGTAGCATAAACATAATAAGTTCCATTCAAAATACTTCCACCTGAAATGCCCGTACCTTCTAAAGTTGGAGCATCGGGAGGATCAATCCCGTTTTGAAACACCTGATCTCCATCAGTCCACTTTGACTCTTCACCTTCTTGAACAAAAAACATTCGATCCCGATATTGGACAAAATGTGTTTTAATATCTTTAGTTAGCGTTTCGTCAATTGGAATCCAATTAGAAACACCCATTCCTGAAGTTTTCTTCAATGCAACAAACAATTTTGCATTTGAAGAACCGTTTATAGCTGCAATCAAGGCATCTCCAGAGATAGTAGTGTTGCCATCAACCTTATTATATTCTTTCAATCCCAAAACTGGAGTAGAAAGGACAGAATCGTCTTTGTTTATTTTTAATAAATCAATTTCCTCAAACATATATTGGATGACATTATAGGCATATGAAGTACCATGAGAAATTTTTATTGTATAAGAAGTTTGATTTGTTGGAGTATCAAAGATAAATCTTTGATCTTCGTTGTTTTTGCTCATAGAAAAAGTTTTTATTAAATTCTCAGAGGCTATAGAATCGCCTTTGTAAACACTAACTGATCCATTCCAGAATTGAGGATAACTCGGGCCTTTGCCTTCAGCATAATAAAATGACTCAACATCAGTCATTTTGGTTTTCATCCCAATGCCAGCCACACAAATACACAGCGCACCCGGACAATCGGAAGCATAATTCTCATGATATTCTTCTGTAGATAAGAAGAAACAATGATTGTCATCAATTTTCGGGAAACAATTATCAGTGGTACAACGACATTCCAAGACAAAATATATATGATCAGCACTCGGAGAAACAGCTTCTTCGAAATAATGCATTCCTGTTTCTTCGGCAGTATATGTTTTTGTCCAAACTTCATCTGTGCAATCTCGAGTGTCACCATCCCTGGAGCCGTATGCGGTAACGGTGTCTCCACCATAAAGAATAAAACTATAAGTTTTCCCTTCTTCCAAGTAACAACCCAGGGCAAACCTATCAGGCGCACCCGTACCACTACCACTTGTTTTAAAACCCAAGATATTTCTATGCTGATTGGCCACAAGACGAGTAATCGTTCCGTGACCTGTTAATTTAATGTGATTGACTTCGATTGTTTCTCCATCATCATCAAAGTCGAATGAAGTGATTGCGACATCATCATATACCGTTGTCCAAGCATCACCTGAGGCTGCTTTGATTTCAACCTTAGTAAATTCAAATCCACCATATACATCAATGGAATCAATGTGAGTGGCAGCAATTTCATGGGCTATCGCCATTCCTCCGAGCGTATCTTCATCATCTGTAAATTTTGTTCCACGACTTACAGAAATGTAGTTTCCTCCAGCTTCAGCCACTATGCAGCTTGTTCCAGTATTGTTATCTACTGCATTTGCAGCGGTTCCTGAAGAACTGGCAGGATTTATTAATTCTGGATGCATCCCATTAAAATCCCAAGTTATAGGATTACCATTCAAGGTGTCCTCATCACCTGTTTCAGAAGCAGAAGAATTTAAATTGATATTCCCCAAAGCTTCAATTGCATCATCAGAAGCTTCTACCGCAACTACAGTTTTTGAAACAGCAGATATACCACTAAACAAAAGAATATCATTTATTCTTTGTGACCCTCCCCTTACTCGAAAACCAGAAGTCCCGATAGGATAAACATTAAACAAAGAAAGGGCATCTCCTTCCTCTCCTGTTAAATTGTCTAAATTTATGCCACGGGAAAAATTGCCGAGACTTATCCTAGCTGACTCACCAACTGCAGGGATCATAAATCTTCTTCTCCCTGCCCAAAGTCATAATTAAACGCATCACCGGCCCACTTATGAGTACCAAAATCCCTCTTACTCAACATAGACTTCATTTCTTCTCTTTGAACCACAATTTCTTGATTCACGAAACTTATGTCTTGACGGTACATAATCAAGAATTTCTTTATTACAAGCCACGCCAGAAGTTCTGAATTCGGGAACGTGACCTCTGTACCGGAATCAAGAACAGGAAGGGTCGGCACCTTGCTGTAATATACTGTAAGGCTTAAATTTGCTCCAGGCTTTGCCTCGAAATACAAATAATTCCCAACCACTGAATACCGAGTGGGCGTTCCAGATCCCACATCTGCATATTCTAAGATTGCAAAATTATTTGTTAATTGCGTATTGTCTGAGGCGTTAAAAACACTAAAGACAACCGAAGCAAAGTCTGAAGGCAACGCAACGGTATCACTCCCTGCTGTAAGCGTAACAGTATCAGTACCAAGATAGTACCTTTCAAATTGTGTTCCAAGATTTTTTATTTCAGACTGATATGTTGGAACAAAGACTGTGGTAATAACAGCATCGGTGAATCTGTTTTGATTAGGGTCTTTGAGCATCAAAGCAATGAAATCATAAATTTCTCGTCTGTTCATTAGCAGAAATAGACCTTTTCGGGGTCTTCTCCATTGTCAATTCTTGCTTGTCTTTTAAGTCCCTTTTCAAGTTCCATTAATCGTCTTTCATCCCGCACTTCTCTTTTTCTTGTCTGATGAAGCCTTTCTTTTTCTTTCCTTGCTCTCGCCACATTCTTTCTGGTATTAAACCGCTGCCTGAAGGACTCCTGAAGCTTTCGCATTGAAAATGGTTCTCCTTGTAAAAAGGAAATCCAATCCTTCCCATTCATTTTGAATTGAATATAGTGATCTATTGTGTCATAGAACACTTCAATTTTAGGGTGAACCCGCCTCGCAAGACGGGTTTCCCGCTCAAGCTTCTTTAGTGCCACTTTTTTTGGCGGCAGGGCGACCAGGAGACTTCTTCTCCTCTTTTTCCGGTGCAATTTGAATCCGGGCAAGTACTCGCTCAAGAGCATTGACTTCTTGTTCCAACAACGCATTGCGCCGCAGAACATCTTCAAGCTTTTCAATGTTCTTAAAGCTTTCATTTGCCAGAATATTCTCGATACCGATCAAATATCCTTGGTGATCCAAATTGCGATTCTGAGCCATCTTCTTCAGAAAAAGAAGAGATTCTTCGGGAGATTTCCGTGTCGCATCCTGAACAAGCTTCATCATACGATCATCCATTTATTCCTCCATTAAAAGGAAGGGGGCTTACGCCCCCACCCATGCAGCAAAAAGCGAACCGGCAGAGGTAACAGTTTCCAAAGCCCGTCCGACTTTAAGCAGTTCATCATCAACCGCACCAACCTTAACCGTAATGGCTGAACCCGCAGCAACATCACCATAATACACTTCAAGAACCTTGAGAGCATTGGTAGCAAAAGTTGCAGCAGTTGTGCCATTAAGCTGCTTTTCCATATAACCGATAGTTGCACCGTCATTGGCCAGATATTTAATCGCTACATACTTTGTAGAGGCTCCACCAGCAACAACAGTGGGTTTCTGATCATACGCCCATTGAGAAGCGGCAGCCGGCTCTACAACACCAGCAGTCAAATTACCTGCAGTAATTGTAGTGATCGCCAAACCACCAGACGTTTCAGAAAGTTCTACGTCACCAGTAGTAACCGCATCAAGCCAGCAGGCATAAACACGATCATACTTACTCGCAGAATCAACATCAGTCGTTCCGTTCAAGGCGAGTGTAACAACCTCAGGAATGGTTTCACCGTTTTTCAAGGCAATAACAGTCAGAGTTTGAGTGGTATCGCCAGCAGCAGAAGAAACCGCCGTAATGTTGTCATTTGCAGGCTGGTTTCCGAAGTCACCTCCCGCAGCAACAGCCTTGATTGTGGTGGCAGTCAGATTGGCATCAATCAACATTGTAACACCACCATCATAGGCAGGCTTAAGGGGATAACCCTTGGTAATAGGAGTTACGGCATAAGCCTTAGTGTGGCAGTAGTTAAACAGCCAAACTTCATCACCATCAGCCGCAGCCTCATCTGCCCTATGGAAACCAATAATGTCAAGTTCTCCCGCACCCGCCTCTTCTACCTTTCCAGCGGTACTGGAAAACTTCAACGCAGCGCCGGCCTTGATAGCACCATCAGCAATAAAGTTAAGGTCCGAGTGAGAAGTTGTCAGCTTCCAATCAACGAAAGCAAGCTTACTCCAAGGATGAAGACCTTCTGTTACAATGATCATTTTAGTCTCCTTAACTAATTGCGTTCCGCTTGATGCCCTTGAAAACACCATTGCGCCTGGGGTCTTTGGAACCGATGGTAAAGTACCACGCCATACGTGCGGTAATAATGTCTTCAGTTACCGAACGCACAAACTTTCCACCACTTCCATAGGTTTCCCATTGCAGCGGGAAGGATTCACGAATTTCAATGCCGCCCTGAGTGTCCAGCGCATAAAGCTCTCCATCAAGCATTTCGTCGATTTCACGGAAAACATAGCGTTTGCCGCCAAAGACAAAAGACAAGTCAGAGGCAAAACCACCTTCACTCACAACAGGTTGAGTCGTGATTCCCTTGTTTTCAAGGACCAGCATCCATGAGTTATATACCCCGGTTTCAGCGAGAAGCGAATTAACCTTGGTTTTCTTGCCAGAATGCGCACGAAGATTATCAAGGAATTGCTTCATAACCAGATAACTCAACAGGGTGTTATCACCAGCAGTACCTTGCACATAAGCCTTCAGCCATTCGTTGCCAGTAGCGGTCCTGTCCTTGCCCTGGAAGGTTCCAGAGGGAGGGTTGGAATCGCTAATGACAGCCATCAGGCCAGGAGGTTCAGTGTCAAAGCCAGCATCATAACCACCATACCAGTAAATATTGTTTGTGCCGGTCCATTGTCCATCACCGGACGCATCAGCACCAGTAGAATCGTTTGTGACTTTGATTTGTGCAGTACTGTTGTCAACACCTTCAACACGATATCCGGTTGATCCGGTTCCAGCAGTCAAAACCATGCCGATCTGGAAAATTTCAATCGGAAAATCGGCAACAGTGAGAGTAGTGTAAGTACCATCACTTGAATCAATTGAGGAGATGGTTCCCATCCTGGCACTACCATCACCAATTGAAACACGGTTGCCGTTATGCAAAGCATTATCGTGTGCATCGTCCACAGCATCACCCAAAACATCAATCAACGCACCAGGACCCTTCGATTCCCGAATTTCAGGAAGAGTCAGGTCAAGTGCCTGATAGAAGTAATAGGTAGACAGGCTACTCTGTTTGTATTCTCGGGCTTGCGCTTCAGGAAGCGTGATACGCTCTTTTCGGAATCCAGAACCGAAGTTCCCACGCCGCCTTACGGTGTAAACGTGTGATTTCCCTGTAAAGTCTTTATGAGGCAACAAGCTGAGAACATTTGTGGAACGGAGCAGCAAGTCAACTAGCTGTTTGTCGTAAATATCCATAAATACATCTTGGATATAACTAATTTTTTCTTTCATTTAGTGTTTCTCCGTTTAAAAATCAGTTCTCCCATATTTATTAATTGCTTGGCTTCGGAGATCAGAAAGACCTGTTTCCAAACTCAAGGGCTTTCTTCCACTAACTTTTTGATCCAATTCCCTGACTTCATCATCAGAGACACCTTCAGCTTTATTTGCCGAAAAATCTTTTTCTTTCCCGCTCATTTCCTTTAACCATTTGTTGTGCAATTTCTGCATAAGTTCGGGTGAGATGTCTTTTTCAGTTATAGGTTTCTTAGGAATTTTTGACAAAAAAGCCTCCAAGTCTCTTACTCCCTGTTCAGGTCCATAAAGGTTCCAACGTCCATTGGGTTCTGCTTTAGCTTGTACTTTCGCCATTTCAAATAAACCATAGACTAATGGTTCCATACCTTCCTGAATTGGGCTGCCTGGGTCTTTGGCTCGCTCATTCAACAACTGCCTTGTAGTATTGATCTTCTTTTCTTGTTCAGCTTGAGATTCCTTAATTTCTGTGTCCTGGACATATTTGCTTACACTACCAACTTGATTGGCAAGTTCATTCAACTTAGAGATCATGTTCCTATAAGCTTCAGGATTTGCCATTGGGTCTTTCGGATCAATACCAAAATCTTCAATTGAGAATTTTCGTTGTGGAGTTTCCTCTTCAGGTTTTTCTTTTCCGACACCCTTTCCTTCAAGTTTGCTGAGTAGTTCATCAACTCGTTGAATTCTTTCATCCAAGGCCCTTTGGGACTCAGAAAGAGATTGGGATTTTCGTGTAATCATTTCTCTGCCAGCAAAATCAGACCGAATTTCACCCCAGGGCTTTTGAACAACCTGACCGTTAATTTTTACAGAAACAAGAGTATCGTCATCTAAATCAACGGTCTTGTTTCCTTCTTCTTCGACAGGCTTTGCTTCAACTTTTTTTTCTTCTGAAGATTCCTCTTTGGGTTCATCTTCTTCCGTACCGGCAGGACGAAAGGGAATTTCCTCACCGTCTACGGGTAATCCGGTCTCATCATCATTGGTATTCGCTGTGGCGGTTGTACCAATAGGCCGATTGTTGGCAATTTCCATTGCTTGTCGGCGCATTTCAGCGAGACTTGATTCTCTTTTTGCTTTTACTCCTTCGTCCATTTACATCTCCTGTTCCATTCCGTTTCCGGGTGATGGAGGTATATTAGGACCATTTGCCAAATCATTCTTGGGTGGTCCTTTGGGCAAATTTACACCACCTTTCGGTGGAGCATTATTCTGCATTTGCGCTTGTTCTTGTTGCTCAAGCCTTGATTTCATTTCTGAAACTCTTTGTTCAATTGCACTCTTAATTGTTTTATCCAACTCTTCATATTCTTCCGTCAGCATAAAATTGGTGATAACTTCAAGAACAATTTTGGGATCTTCGATCTGGAGAATAGGTGGAACCTTTTTTCCCTCACTCTCAATAATTGTTTGCAAACAGCGTTGAGCATACTCTTCCATTCTCTTCCTGCTTGAGGTCAAGCCTTCAATATCTCCAAATTGGACTGCCTTCAAAACAGCAATAGCAGCCGGATTATTATTTTGTGCCTCTTGAAGAATATTGTTATTCCAGAGAAGCATTGCAACCTCTTGTCTACTTGCAGGAGATTTATCAAGCAAAGAACCAACCTGCAAACCAACATCAATCCGAGAACTTAAATCTGAACCAATAAACGCCTTTTCCCTAAAATGCCTGTTAACATGAAAATACTTAACCCGTCTGGTTGTCGTGTAATAATGCCTAAACATATACAAAAGCATTCTTCCAAGCCGGCGCAACGAAGTATGGAAGGAATTGATATTGAAAATATGCCTTGTCAATTCTCCCTGGTAGAGCAAAGAAAGCGCAGAGCCAGACATTTGAGAACCACGCTTAGGCATTCTGCCTTCACTGATTTCATGAATTCCAAAAATATCCTGCAGGAAACCCAACAACATATCAAGATACTGAAGCGGATAGCTGCCCATAGGCGTACCGCCCACTTCAATAGGTCTTGCCTGAGCCATTGGATTATACTGAAACATTCCTGGCAAATTATCCCATTCTCCCTCAAGGAATGTCCCGGTGGGAATACCAATCTTTTTCATTGATGATTGCCGGATATTCATCATCATCATTGACGCTACAAGATTGATTTCCTTTTGAATGGGAACGGCATCAGCAAAAGGGGGATTACTGTACAGACTGCCGTGGAGGTTATCCCATGTCACCGGGATCATTCCCAAAGAGAACAAAGGACCAAACCTTGCAAATGGGTTAGGCTTGTCCGTAACAAGAAACCTTCTATTGACGATCCTCAATATCCTCCCTTGAGGAAGCCAAGGCATAGGCTTGATATAGCGGTCTATTACAAAAATTCTTCCAGAAACATTCCCATTCCCAACATAAAGAGTGTTTACCAAAGCATCTTGTGAACCAATATCAAACTTTTCATAAGGTTCAGATTTCAATTTGCCTTTAAGAAACGGATATTGATACGTTAAATAATCAGCACATTCATAGTGCAAATGATCAATATATCTTATTTCACTAATATTTCTTGCCCTAGGATCAGGGTAAACTGCATATGAAGGAAGAGCTTCAAGCATAATCTCTCCATCAAATACAGGCGTACTCCCATTTGCATCAACATGATAATAGCTACTACTGAAATAGGGCCTTATCCAAGCAAGGGAAAACAAATTGGCAAATTTTAATACAGAACCAAAAACAGAGTTTTCATCTCTCACATCATCATGCAACAATTGGTTAAGCAAAGTATCATAAATTTTTGCATCACCAACATCTTTGGGATCATCACCAATCGGATATGCCGACAGAGTAGGAGCATTCTGAAGGATTTTGCCAGTGGAAATTTCTACAGCACCCTTTGCTACATTAATTTTTGATCTGTGTGGAAGCTTTTTTGATCTACGGATTTTTTCAATCTTCCTTGCAAGTTCTTGCCCTCTCGGATTTTCTTGAAGAGTAGTAGGGATTGCATCTCCCATGCGGATATAATGGTTCCCATTGTAGAATTCTTCATAGAATCGATGCTTTGTACCATAAATCCCTGATTGTGGATGCGTATAAAGTTCAGTAAGAATCTTAGCTACGGTGCTTTTTGCCTTATCTGACGTTGTACTTATTCCTTTGTCGTTGATAAATGGGTTTTTAACCCCTGATTTTTTAGGCATTATTCGTCGTCCTGCCTGTCATCTTCTGCAACAGGGATAAAATCAGCATATCCTTCTGCCACAGGAGCAGTCGGGATTTCGTTACCTATTCTTTGGGCGATAATTTCTTCGTCTTCCGCTAAATCGATCTCGGGGAAAAGAGTTTTATTACTTCTCACTACGTTTATTTCTTCATGTCTGAGTTCTTCTTCCGGTTCTTCATAAAAATTTTCTTCTTTTATTTTTCTTGAAAATCTTTTCTTTCTGAATTCAAAGCGTTTAAAAATATCTATTAAATGAAATAAGAATATTAGTAAAATCGTACATAAAACAGCAATGTTGAGCAACAAAACATAATTTATAAGTATTTTTGTCTCAGCCATTGTCTCATTTATAGTGTTCAAAGAAACCTTTGTCAACATTAAAGTTAAACGGCTTCATAGAAATCCTCTTCTTCTTGTTCAATTTTTCGATAAATTGTCATCACTTCATTGAATTCCAATTGATTCGCATTACCTGCAATTCCAATAATATCTTTCATTTCAAGTATTTCTCTTGCCCGTCTTTCCTCTTCATTCATTCCTGACAATTCTGAAGAGTCCGATTCAGTCTTAAACATATGAGGAACCCAAGAAGAAGAATCAAGAACGTCATCAACACCACCACGCAGTTTCATACCCTTCCAATTCTGCATATCGGAGAATAAAGGGCCACAAGTGTCGTAACACATTATCCATAAACCTGAATCATGATAAGCGACAAGCGATCTTATCCTTTCTGTAGGAGATAATCCTGGAATTTGAGTGAGATGATTAAGAAAGATATTCTCTTTTTTGCGTATAGAATACTCTCTCAGAAACGCATTAATGGGTAAAATCTGCAATGTTTCTGCATAAAACCCCATGAAAGTGAAATGCTTATATGTATTTTTGATTCTTACAAGTTCTTCAAAGAAGACCTCATCATTAAACTTATTTCTTGAAGCCTCAAGGGTTATCCATCTGGAATTCGGCAAAATAAGGTGCGTTGTAATGCCTACATAGTCTGCCCATGACTTATCTGAATATGCCATGTCAATGAGAGTGACGATCTTTCCTTCGTTGGCTTTTTCCATTGCTTCTCTATAACCCATTGTCTTCCGCTTCTTCTCATCAAATCTGAAGCTACCTTCAGTTAATGGAGCCATAAGCTTCTGAGCAGAGTATGAATGAAAAGAACCATCAGCTATTGCTGCTTCTCTTTCTTCTTTGACATCTTCATCAGAATAAAGATCAAGCCAGATGGAACCACCAATTACATCTCTTCCAACAATGTTTATGGTTTCTGGAATGATTTCCTGGGGAAGGACCAACGTGAAGGCATTGGGCTTCTTCAAGGTTGTTTCAAGGATGCAGCCGGCATAATGCATTGTTCCGATATAAAGAATTTTCCCATGTCTGCCAAAACGGTCTCTTCTTGAAAGGCCATAGTAGTATTTGACATTGATATTTTCTTCGATAGTGGGGAGAATTTCAGGGTTCTTGGGCTGATCCGGGTTCTCAAGGTCATCAAGAATATAAATGTCGGGACGGGATTCGCCTTCAGAAAGACCGATACCTGGGGACTTGGCCCCCATAGCTTGAAGTGTTACTTCTCTTCCATCTTTCATGATGAAATTCTTGACTGTAGCCCCATCGGTAGGTCCTTGCCTATGCCCAAAAAAAGCAAGGATTTTCGGATGCATAAGAATCCGCTTTATGTCTCGAAGTATCTGAGTGGCCTTGGCTTCATTGTAACTAACAATGACAACATAATTGCGCTTATCAACCAGAACACTCCAGGCCGCAAACAATGCTGCAAGCTTTGATTTTCCATATCCTCGAGGAAGAGCGATTACATGCCAAATTTTATCACTGAATGAAATTGCCTTTTCGATATATCGATGAAATTTAGCAAAAGGCAAGAAAAACATGCTATCAACTCCAAGAAGTGCTTCAGCCGTAAATATGAAAGAAGAACAAACCTTGGCTTTAAAATTACTTTCTTTGCTATATGTTTTGACTTTCATTCATTTACCAGTTCTTGATATGTCTTTGCCGCAACGGATTCATCATCAAGTTCAATTTCATCGATACCGGAATTAAGTTTTTGAATAATTTCATCACTCACGCCGGTTAACGGATTGTATTCTGATTGATCTAATTCCATTTTTTTGTAAATTGATTTTATCCATCCTTCAGCAGAAGCATCTCCCATCATTGCTTTGATCATCAATCGTTTCTCTAAAACAGGCATAATCCGATTATATCTTTGATACCTCATGAGATTAAGCTTGTTTCTGAAGACATTTGAATTGATTATTTTATTAACCTTGGCAACGGTGATTCCAAGACACTTAGAGACCCCTACAATGCTTGTAGGAGTTCTTGTAGTAGCTTCAGCCATCCACCATATAACAACACAATCGACCAGGACCGAATCAAGCTTATAATCGATCCCATCCCGAGACAGTTCATCAAGGAAATCATTGAGATTGAATTCCGAATCTCCGAATACGCCTTCAACGATCTTTTTGGCGACCTCCTCAGTCAAACCGGACATTTCCGCAGAAGACCCTTCAGCAGGAGGAGACAAATAATCTTCAACCGAACCTTCTTCTTCCGAATCGACTTCCTTTTTGTTGGGATTGAATTTAGGAGCTTCATTCTTCTTTTCAAGAGCCTTCTTCCTGACAGTTTCAGAAATCCTCTTCCTACGAAGCAACTCTTTATCTGCAGGATATACTCCCAACTTCTTGGCATGAGCCGGACAGAGAGAAATCTCTCCCTCCTTATAAATCTCAGCCTCAACCAGATAATGAGTCTTCGGCATCCAATATTTTCTTTTGGAAGCCATATTCGATTTACAACGACCAGTTATATCCAATCCCTTCAAGTATAAGAATTGACAGCGCATAGAGCATATATAATGCCCTCAAAGCCCTCTGTCAACTCAACCCATACCTCACCTATTACAAACTAGTATTATGCAAAACAAGAATAAAAAAGGAATAAATATTAGTTATTAAATAAATAATTCTTGTTCTCTTATTATTATTATAATAAATACTGTAAGGAAACAAACACTCTTGTTCCTAACAAGTATATTTCTCAGTACTACTCCGAAAAAATATATATATTAAGACTATAAGCGTAGCTTATAGTCTCTTATGCAATATCCACTAAAATCCACTAAAAATTTTTCCGAGTGGTAATACACTTATACGCACCCCGGACTAACCCTAGGGGGGGCGGCGTATATCCGTTAGGGGGGTTAACGATTCAGCGGATTGCGTTTTTTTCTTTAACAGTATAATGATGTTCCACCTTAGAACGATTGGATGGGGATCGCATTGTTTTGACGTTAAATCTCGAAACGCAATTACATAATGTCGTTCACTGAATAAACGTTATAGAATAACCATTTAATTTGTCGTTTCATTATAACGTTACGGAATAACTATTTAATTTGTCGTTCCATCTGCAAACGATAGATTGAAATATAGCTCTAAGCGCAAACGATATATTTAAATGTGGTTTATCAATTTAACTTTTTTTTGATTCCAAGACGCAAGGCCAGGTGCCATTGATTCCATGCCAATTCAAGGGGATTGAAATTCAAACAAAATAAAGTTTCTTTTTAACTTATCGCTGAAAGCGAAGGATTCAGGCCGATTTTGACAATCCCCGCCATTGGCCCGGAAAAGATTGTCAACCCCGAAAGCCGCACTATCACTGCATTTCCGGGATTTCAGCTGATTTTGTGGTGTCAAATAATGTCACTTTTTACCCTATAATTTAGGGTCTTAACACTCGAAACCCGCGATATCACAGGGTTTTCGCCTTTGGCATGAGTCTTGCTAATGTATAGTGTTCTGAAGTTAGGCCGACTCCGGGAAGACCCGGACGGCCGAGGAGAGTCGAGATGACTCAGGAAAAGAAACGTAAGAACGTCCAAGTGACGGAAGAAGAAAGAAGGCTCCGGCGTCGCATTGATATGCTGGAAAGACACACGCACTTTTTACAGCATCGATGCGACTTAGTGGAATCATGGATTGACCAGGTAAAGCCCCGGCTCCATGAGCTTCGAGATTTTTATGACGCAAAATCTCTCCGCTTGCCCTCGGACATTTCCAAGTATCAGAGTCGTTTCTATCACGCTTTCCGGGATAAGGGGCTGACTGCCTCTATTGTAAAGGTGGAACCGGCAATCCCGGAAGAAACACTCTCGAAGTGCGAAACGGAAGGTGTCAAGCATTACCGTCGAGTGCGGAAAGTGTATGAAGAATTAATAGAGATGGCAGCGTTATGCCTGCTCTATTTTTCTGCGGACAGAATCCGCCCAAAGCTTCAAAGGGTAGGCGATAAGTATTCTCTGGTGACTTGGATTCAAGTCATCGAAGAAATTTAAAACCTACCCCAGACCAAGGGTGAGGGGTCACGGTAAATCCGTGATCCCCACCCGTCTATACTTTCATATATCGTTACACCCAGATACACTAAATTACATGGCGTACCAAGTTCACCCGTTACGGTGGCATACGCCAAAAATTTTCTGACGATGCCTACGGCATTACTAGGTACTTAAAAATTAGGCCTACGGCCAGTACTCACGTTACGGTGGTACCCACCTATTATCCTACGGAATAACGCCATGACAAGCCTACGTAATGGTACTAAAGCTACGCTTAAATCTTAAGTAATACTCTATGGACTTGCTTTACTCATACCTTTTGACTCTCAGATATTGGGTATTGTTTACTATCTACAGAGATTGATTTAATACTTATATATATGTATTTTAACCCCTCCGGGGTTGGGTGCGGGCCTCGCTTAGGCTCGGCCCCAAGAACACTTGGGAGAACGAATAAGGAGAAGAAGAATGGTTACAGTAGTATTTGGGTCACGTGGTATTACTGATTTTAAGGTAATTGAAGAAGCTTTGGAATTGGCTGATGTCAGCATTACTAAGTTGATTCACGGTGATGCACGTGGTGTTGACCGCATAGCTGGAAAGATACTTGGAGAAACATTGCCAGTAGTACGGATGCCGGCGCAATGGGGAACATACGGGCGGTCTGCAGGGTTCAGGCGCAACGAAAGAATGGCTCAAGAAGCTGAAATTGGAATTGCCATATGGGATGGTATATCAGCAGGCACAGCCCACATGATACGAACCATGACCAAGCTTAACAAGCCTGTTTTTGTATACAACGCATCGACTGGATTGAATTATTGGTGTAACGAAAAGGAGAAAAAATGAGACCAGTATGTTTAGACTGTGCTACTAATTATGTTCATCTCCAATGGGTTCATCGGATTTCAGATAGAAAAAAGGAAACGTGTTGTATTTGTTTTGAAGAGACCGATGAAGGTTATTATTGTGAGATTCCAAAGCATCTTTTAATGGTTTACCAAGGATTCCATGAAGACGGTTTGAATGAGTATGGTGAACCATTTAATCCACCTGACGGAGACTTTTAAATGAAAACAAAAAAACAAATTATCAGTTTTGCTTGTCCTACCGGAAGATATTGTGCGAATGACAATTATTCTTGTCCATTTCTTATTGAGTCTCATATGTTACCCGGAGAATACTACTGCCTTATTTTCAGACTGAATCCCAAAGCAAGCTACAGCTACAAGAAAGAAAGATGGATTCGACTTAAAGAATGTCGTTCACGCTTTACTTGATACTCTTAAGCCCTTCCCCCTCCGGGGGGGGGGTGAAAGCCTCGCCTTTGGCTCGGCTTAAATTCAACTAAGGAGAACGAAAAATGGATTTCATGAAAGAATTGGAAGAAAGAGCAAACGAACAGATCAAAAAGAATTTAGTCCGCAAACTGAAGAATCATATCATCATCTCCACTCGGCAAGGCTATACTGAAAAACTCTTGCTCACAGAGAGAGAAAAACTTCTTGCACCGCAAGTCATGGATACTGCTTGCAAAGAAGCAGATGACACAATCAGGCAGCAATCAATAAACTCTCTTGAAACCAGAGACAGCAGGCTGGAACAAAAAATGAGGGAAGAAGAATTCATCAACGGAGAGACAGAAGATCGTTTAACTGAAGAGGAAGTATTCTCTCGGTTCAATCCCGTTGGTTGGAGACAGACTGCCCCCGGACGGGGGATTAAATAGCATTCGTTCGATTCTAGGAAAACCTAGACGGACAAGGAGATTGCAATGTCAGTCAACGAAAAAATCACGAAAGCGGTAAAGGAAGCCACGGAACTCATTCTCAAACGGAACAAGCTGGCCGACTCCTGGCTCAAAGCAGTTGTGTCGATGGAAGACTATCGCACCGCCCATGAAATGTACGATTCGGTACGGGGACCTTCCCAACCCGAACGTATTTTCACCCGCTTCCAACGGAGTTTCCGTGACAACGGCCTTGTTGCCTCGGTCTCGAAGATGCGTCCTCGCATTTCCGAAGGTGCTTTGGCAAAGACGGATGCCAAGACCAAGGAAGCCTACATCAAGGCATACACCGAACAACAGACGGTTGCCTTGAAGGTTGGCAACGCCCTGGCCGTACTGAACGCCGCTCGCCTGAAACCGGTCCTTACCAAGGACAATGAGGGCGATTACCAGCCGGTGCGGATGGATTCCATCTAGTCCGCACAACAAGCTACATACCGGGGAGTCGGATGAGTACTCGCAACATGGCTCATCCGCTCCCCACCTTCTAAGGAGAAACGAATGATCAACAAATTGAGTAACGTCATTGAAGACCCTGAAAACATTTTTGTTTTCTTCGCTTCATTCTTCTATCAGCTTACACTTAATGAAAAACAAACTGCGGCGGTACACGAAGCAATCAATCGATTGTTCAAAAAGAAAGATGACCCCAAGGAAAACGAAGAATACCTTGACCCACTTAACCCCCTGGAACTTTGCCAGAAAGCAACAGTAGAATTTCTCCTACTTTGCCACAGACATCTAGGCAAAAATTATTTTATTGCAACCCTGGACTTTCTAATTCAAAAGAGAAGGGTCTTTCAAGCAATCGTAGAACTCGCACAAGTAGTTTCACTTGGAAACAAAGTCGGCTATGACATTGATGAAATCATGAAAGCTTTCAACAATACATTGCCCGGCAACCCACCTTTCGATAAAAAGTCATGTCCTGTTTACGATGGCATTCAAAGACTCAAGAAACTTATCAACCAATATGGTAAGAATGCATATCATTTACAGACTCAAATATTTGCTGCGGAAAAGTTTATCACTTCTGCAGAATCAAATCCAAAAGAAACAATCAACTAGGAGAAACTATGCAAAACAAACTATCTCAGCTTTTGCTTAACCCTGAAGACTACACTACTTTTGTAGCTGCGTATTATTTTTGCGTACCGCTTGAAGACAAAAAAAGGCTTGCCTGCATGAATGGAGTCAAAGATGTAGTAGCAACTTCAACTATAGAAAACAGAACAGAAAACAACATGAAAGAATTCAATGAAGCCAATATAAAAGAAATGATTGTAAAAGAAATGCAAGGCTTCCTTTCTATTCTGAAAGACCCCTCTGATGCTATAGTGGCATTCGCCGCATTAAGCCTAGTCGGGAAATCACTACAACCATTGACCACACTTGGAATGCTGTTGGGACTTGCTCTCAGATTCGGATATACTGAAGATCAAATCAAAAAGAATATTATTTTTTATGACGAAAATAACAAAAGAAAAGTAGACGAAAGTCTTTTAAAAATGATAAAACAAACAAAAGAACTTTGTGACGAACACGGAACCGAAACATATCAAGTCATAACATCAAAATTCCTCGAACCGAAAAACTAAAATGTTTAACTTATTATTCAAGGGAATTCCTGAAGATATTCAAACGATGTTCAAGCCACAATTAATGTGGCTTTGCAATTTTATAGACGACAACTTTTTTCTTTTACTGTTTGCACTATGCTTTGCCCTCATTGGAGCAAAGATAATAGACAAATTCATGCTTAATTGTTTTCAAATAAAAATTATTCAAACGGAGGAACCAATGACAAAAACAGGGAATCCCAAAGAATCTTTGATCATTCAGATGACTCAGCATCTGTCAGCAGACATGACTATGGCCGGCTTAAATCTCATAGGAGATTATCCCCCAATCACTATTGTTCAAGATACAGATCACGGATTTCTTTCCATCAGTTTGTTTCACCGTACTTGCGAAGAGCATCTCATTGAGACTACCTGGATAGATGATGGCATATTCCTTTCAAGATACCGAAACAACAGAACAACAGGTGATGAATTTGAAAATAACATAGAAATAAAATCATTCAAGATTTCATTTAACATAGAAACAGAAACAGTATCTACATCAATAGAACTGCCTGAAGGCGAAAAAACGTCTATGCATTTTGTACCAAGTCGTGAAGTCTTGGCATACTTACCAATAATTAAAGAATCTTTGCCTTGCCCTTGGAGCTTGTTCAATGAAAACTAAACACCAAACAGCATTAACGATTTACATTGAGAACCCTGCTTATTCTTCAAACATTGAAGTAATAAACAGACCAGCATTAATTTGCGAAACAGTAGAACACTTCTATAAGTTTGCTCTCGCTCCACTTGCTCAGAATCATGTAATGACAATTTATGCACCATTAACCTTAAAGAATCAAAAGGACAGAAACATCACTATCACAGAATTTCTATATTCACTGTTCTCTTTAGAAGCAATGGGTGAACTAAACCTTGATTATGTAGAAATTCTACCGAATGAAACGAATCCATATTTGATTGATTCAGTCAATTCAATCATCTCGGACATGCAAGAAAATTTCAAAGAAAGAAAAAGGATTGACAATTCTCCAGAAAAAATACATAATAAGGACATTGAATGAACAATCGAAGCCTTCTCCCCAATGACAAAGGAGTCTTTATGAATAACATTGAAAATGACAGAAACCTCAGCAAGCCCAACCTTGCTTGGCTCATTGTCGATGACTATGATTATCCGGTAACACCTATCGAAAGAACATTATCCTCTACAGATATGTCTAACGACACGCTAGAACTCTACTTAAAGAGAACGGTCACACAAGACCAACTACCCCCTACAAAAGTATCTGACCTATTCTGGAAGACATTCGGAACAGGAGTACATTTACTGCGGGAACAACGGCTCAAAGAACTAAGAAGTACAAACGAATTAGGAATCCTCTCTGTTGAGAAAAGAATCTGTATCATGATAAAGCCTAAGGCAATAGAAGAACTCAGCCCCTCGGCAGAATGTAACGGCGGCAAAGCACCCCTTATGGTAAGAACACCCTTTATGCTAAGGCTCAACCATCAAATTGAAAATGAAAACATCAGGCTGATAAATGAGAAGACATTCGATCCCAATCTTTATGATGAAGACGATGCTGTATATCTCCGTGGTAAGGTAGACCTTATCTATATCGAGAACAAAAACAAAGATTCAGCATACGTCGAATTCAATAAGGTAATCATAGATGATCTTAAAACTACCACCGCATGGAACGTAGCTAATGGAAAAACCTTTGGTAACTCATGGCAAACACAGTTATCCGTGAATAATTTCCTATATTTTTGTTACTGCTGTATGACGGGAACCCCCATTTTGCCTACTTCTGGACAAATTTCTGCACTCATTAGGGACTGGAAACCATATTCTATGATACAGGCGCATGGCAGAAAGCTTAAAATGTCTGAAGCCATTCCTGGCGGTAGCCAATTTATGGAAATCCCAATCGAACTACTGTCTCTTGAAAGCACATATTCTCTAATCAGGGACAAATTCATTCTTCTTTCCAGAGCATTTCTGCAACCAGAAGAAATTCCCCATTGTTCTCCTTTTTTCACAGGAAACCTCATTAAATGTAATAAATATTGTGATGTACGTTCTGTTTGCCCTTATAGTGGGAAATAACAATGCGTAAACTACCTAAGCCGAATGCAAAAGTAAGAGGTATTCCGGGTTATTACCGTAATTACTTCATATCCAAAGACTCGATGAGAATTCTTGAAAAAATCAAGAAACATTTCAATCTCAGCATTCAGTCCATTATTGCGCTAGCGATTAATGATCCAGGCGCATACGAAAACATGCTTTACAAAATCAAGGAGGATTAATGGACTTTTGGACAACCCAAAGAGACACCAATCTCTTTAACCAAGTTGAAGTGCTTTCGTTTAAGAACAAAGTGCCTACCAAGCTTCTTGACGTAAAAGGTATCAAAGGTATTCCCAAGTATCTTGACATGAAAGACAACAGAGTTGTTGTAGAAATGAAAGAAGATCATTGTATTTCTCATGGGCTTGTTAAGCAAAGATATGTACCCGTAACCAACAGATATATTGCTGAAAATCTCGAAAGCCATAACCTTCATATATCAGAGAAACATTCATCCAAAAGAGGGCCACATTCATACCTTGTTTTTGAAATGCTCGATTCGTTTTCGGAAAAATTCGCCTTAACAGAATCAGGGCAAAGCTTTCCCAGGGTCATTATCCAGAATGGATATGATGGAACCAGGGGATTAAGAGTTACAGCAGGATGGTACAGGATGGTTTGTACCAATCTTCTGATCGTGCCGGCTGGAGTTACCACTACCATCTATCTTCCTCATTTTGGTATGATCAAAGATAAATTTGAAGGTTTCCTGAGTTCTCTTGCAAATGTTTTTGCGAATGGACAACAAATTTTTGAAACTATGCTTACAGAAAAACCAGTTATGAAAGCAGAATTCTTTAAAACATCAATGTCAAATACCTTTCTGGCTTTCATTATGTCTGCATTGCAAACAAATCTTGTTCCAATAAAATCAACAGTATATTCTTCTCCTTTTGAAATTTATATGGACATCATGAGAAAGAAATCTATCAAAATGATAAAACAAAATCCTGAATTCTCTCCCGAACATTACAATAAATATCTCAAGAGAGCAGAGAAGTTATGGAACAATAGTCCGGGACATCAATATCAAGAACAGATCACAAACATGTTTGCGCTATACAACCTGATCGTTTACGCTTCCCATATCTCTTCAAGGAGCAATCACTCAAGAACTCGGAAGGCATTCCTGACAGCCTCCATGTTTCACAAAGCAATGGCATAAAGAGGAGGAAAAATGCCAATAAATTTAAAGGGCAAATACTTTATTGACGCTGACGAATACAACTATATGCTCTGCAAAAAAGTCGGAATACACAAAAACAGCGGACAACCAATCAATCAAATTATCTTCTGTTATCCACACCTTGATTCCTTGATCAATCGCATCATCGAATCAAAATTCAGAGAATCAATCAGAGATGCAGACGGAGAAACGGAAACAGCAATTCAATTGCTCCTACTAAAAATGGAAGAAGTCAAAGAGTTTATAAAGGAGAATATGAATGTCAACAACAACCAACAACTTAATTCTTGATCGGCTTAAAGAACCATTTCTTGAATCAGAAATTGAATGGAGACCGTCACATCATACCGGCTTCCCAGGAAAGTATAAGATTCTTATGCTTGCCTATGTTACTGCCAGGGCAGTAATGGATAGACTCGATGATGTAATGGGACCCTCAAATTGGTCAGATAATTATGATGTAATCAAGTTTGAAACATATCAAAAAGATAGAGACAATAATGAAATATGTAAAGTTGAATATGGAACTCTTTGCACACTAAGCGTTCGATTCCCTGACAGGACAGTAGAGAAACAAGGGTTTGCCACATTCACAAATGTTGAGCCAATCAAAGGAGGAGAATCCGATTCTCTCAAAAGGGCTGCAGTAAAGTTTGGGATTGGAAGATACCTCTACAAACTTGAAGACATATTGGTTTCAGCTAAAGAAGGATATGATGCCAAAAAGAAAAACTATTCTTTTTATGATCGAAAGGAAAAGAAAAAGGTATGGTTGTCATATGACAATCCCACAATGCCCAAACTATTTCTCCCGAAAATAGAAGAGAAAGTAATTGAAGATCCCGATGAAAAAGAACTTTCTGTTTTACTTGATAAATGTGTGAAGGCAGAAGCATCAGCATTTCTAAGTGATTATTATAAAAAACAAATCTCTAATGTATTTGAAAAAATAAAAGAAACAAATCCGACACCAAAGGGCGCAATCGAACTCATTAAACCTGTATTGGATGAATCAAAAGAATATGCTTCAATCATCCGAGACACTGCAAAAGAACTAAAGAAAAATTCAAAGGTAGAGATCACCTTAAACGAAGCAGCCAAAACTGCAATGGAATCAGCACAAACACTTGAAGAAGTCCATAAGATAACAAAAGACTTAATGGACAAAGCAGAAGAACTCGCAGACACAATCGGTGGAACTATCGAAGAATAATGAAAACTTCGATAATCCACATTCCATCAGCAACATACATACTCACCATCAATGGATGGAAATTTATCAATAAGGACACCAAAGACATCGGAGATATAATCATTTTCAACAGAAACAAAAGGAGACAACTTGATATTCCACGTTCAGCGAGTTTTCCACATAACCCATATAGAGACAAGACTATAAAAAGAATTATTTTCCAACTAAATAAAACTGAAGTTTCTATGTATTATGATTCAGAAGATGTTACTCGTTTCCCGATTCTTCCGAACACCTGGATTCTTGAAAATTCCAATGCACCACTTAATGCTAAAGCACTCTCACTTTACATCAGGTTCCCAACAAATCGAGAAAGAGAAGCATACTTTTACATCTACGGAATGCTTCTCACGGATGGATCGATATACAAAAACCAAGAGAATACATATGAGTTATATCAAGGAAAAAAGAACGCAAGAATATGTGAGTACATCAACCAGTATTTAAATGTCCTGGGCATTAAATGTAAGGTCTACAAAAGGCAAAACAATCAACACTATACATGGCGTTTTCAGGTGAATGAAAGATTCTTTCCCTTCCTTAGAGATGAAATACAAAATGGGCTTGGACTCCCTTTCTTTTTAAGCTTGAAAGCTACATCAATTGACACGATGCTTAAAGCAATGATCGATGCAGACGGAACCATGAAAGAAAACTGGACAACAGGAGGATTCTACAAACCAAGTCTAGTGTCATTCTTCAGGCTTCTTTTGTTTTTTAGAGGGTATCATTCTACAATTCCCTCTTCACTTATAAATGATCATGCTGACAAATGTCACTTTAGTATTATCAAAAGGACTATCTTCAAAACAAAACATGACATACAATCAAGAAATGGGCGCTCATTAAGATTGCCATTCGATGCCGGCATAATGCTTCGACAAAATAAAAATTTCTTTATCATTTAGGAGGATCAAATGTATTTTGATTCATGGGCAAGAGGAGAAGTAGGAGGAAGACTTGGAGCCGATCCGGTCATTGACCCGGAAAAATCACTTGGTAGGATCAGCATTGGAGTCAACGACTACTATCTCCCTAAAGGTTCAAAAGATTGGAAGAGTTCTGTATCATGGATTGACGTTACTTTTTGGGGAAAGCAAGCAGAAAAGCTGAAGAAGCTTAAGAAGGGTGACCTGGTTGTTGTTACCTTTCAATTGAAAACTTCTGTTTCAGAAAAGAGAAAATTCCTCAACCTTCATGCCACGGGATTCATGAAGCTTAATCCCAAACACGGTTCTACAACAAGGGAAGAAGACCCCGAACCGCCGACAGCAGAAAACATACCAGAGGATTTCCCCGATGCAGCAGACCCATTCTAATTCATCATTGGCACCCAATCAGGCTGCATTCTATTTGATATTTCAATACCTTCCTGCAGAATTATTTGATAAAAGAAGGGCATCAAAGTATGCAAAAGAATGGGGGTGGCCAGAAGATGAAGTCAAGACTTTTCTTGACCAGCTTGTAAAGGTCTATAAGATCAGAAAGAACCCGAAAAATTCCATTGGATTTTCTTTTGAAGAATGTATGGAAGTATTCCAGGAAAAAGATATTCTTCCAGAAGAACTCCTATATGAGGAAGTCGAGTCCTTTCATGCTCATTATGAGCAAAATGGTTGGACCTACGCACAAGGCTCAAAGCGATACCCACTTAAACGTCTTGACGTTGCAGTAAGACTTTGGATTTCAAGGGACTTCAGCAAAGCCAGGGCGAACTACAAAAAAACGGATCGCTATCAATTTTCGGTGGATAATGAATGGAAAAACATCGTGGGCAAACACAAAGCAGGAGGGGAGATAGACAAGAAAAAGATTCGGTATCAGGAGAACATCAGAAGGGCAAACGCCCTTATGAACAAGAAATAACTCCTGAAAAACAATTTGAAAATTTTCTTATAGATTTTAAAAAGAAAACATTTAAAATCCCCTTCTTTCTTGAATCATTAAATGATGCGACCTCGGACAACGGGCCAGAAAATGGAGGATTAGAATCAGGTAAGTTAATGCTTCTTCAAGCACAAGCCGGTAGCGGCAAAACAAGTTGGATGGTTAATCAAATCCTTTTCATGATCAGGAAAGAATTTAAAGTTGTCTTCTTCTCACTCGATATGGGCTACAAAGACATACTTATAAAATTCATAAGACTGATATTCAAAATAGGAGAAAGCAAAGCTAAACTATTACTCAAAGAAAATCCACAGCAAGTTAAAAAACGATTAATCAAAAACAATTTCTTTTCACATTTAAAAATCTACACTCAAAAGAACCTCACAGGCACATCAGACCTAGCCTCACTCGGAAAAATAGAAGCTGTTCTCAGGAGAGATAAACCACATGCAGTAGTGCTTGATCATCTCACAAAGGTAGAACATAGTGGAGATAACATTTATAAAGAAACCATGACATCATCAAAATTCTTTCAATTTCTGAAAGAAGAATTGAATATGGTTTTCTATCTCTTAACTCAAATTGGTTCAGATGAATATGATGGCAAGTTTGGAAAGAATGGTTTCTCTAAAGTGCCTAGCCAAAAGGCTCCAAAGGGAGCAAAGAACATCGGAGAAGATGCAGACTTACAATTATCATTCGTGGACAACACCAAGTCAGAACATTGTCCAGAAGAATTAAGATTCACCTTAAAATGGAAAGCCGTAAAGAATAGAATTCTAAGCAGCTATGTTCCGGTACTCCGCTTCTGGAAATATTCTCCGATCTCAACTCAGGTCGCAGATAATGATGAAGACCTGATAATATCTCAGGAGGAAATAAATGAAGAAGATGACAGTTTCGACAATTTCCTGGACGGATAGAGCGAAAGCAATAAAAGAAAGGATTGACCTCATAGATTATATTTTCAATAACTATCCATATCTGACCGAGAACCACAAAGACTCAAGCAATAAAAAGAGAAGGATAAGTATCTTATGCCCATTTCATAAAGATGTTAACCCATCTATGATTGTAGATTCCAAAAGGTTCTATTGCTTCCGTTGCGGCCAATCTGCTGCAGGCGACTTAATAGACTTTGTTTCTAAAATAGAAAAACTTAATTTCAAAAAGACAATTGTATATCTTGAAAACAAATTGGGAATATCTCCCGAAAAAAAAGAAATCTCAATCTTTGAAATAACTCGCCATAGAATTAAAAGAGCCATTGATAAACTTGAAATACAATCTGCCAAGGAACAAAAGATTGCAACTATCCAGGCAATCATGAAGCTTTCTGAAACCAATCCAAGCTTCTTTGAAAAGATATTTCTTGAGGCTACAAAAAATCATAGGAGAAAATTTGAAAAGCATCTTTAATCTATTACTCTCATTCATTCTTGGAGTTATTGTTGGAATAGAAATGAAAGGAAAGCTTATAGGCAAATCCATTCGACAAGCTATGGAACCACTTGCACCACTCGTTATGAGAAAACATTTCAATCTTCGCAAACAAATTGCAATGCAATACTTTATGGACTTTACAGGATATGCTTGCATAAGATGTCCCAAGTGTGATGGGATCATCGGTTTAAAATCAATATGCAAAGTTTGTAATCACAGAGGATATATCGTTGTTCCAAAAACGCATATAACTGAATATGATATGCCATATTGGAAAGGATTTAAAAAAGAAATCGAAAATCGAAGATTTAAAAATCTTGTGGAGAAAAAAGAATTTGACGCAATAATGAAAGACAGGGACTTAAAATGAAAACATTTCTTTTAGGCACCGCAATGTACCTTTTATTCATAACAATCCTTATCATATCAGCAAGAGCCTTGGGAGAAATGTTAAATAGGAGAAAGTTAAATGACAAAAAGAACCTTCCTTCTTCTCGTAATCGTAATGTTGATCGCCCTAGGGTTTGGAGTGGTACAATCTCACAAGAACGCAAACCTAAATAAAGCCTACAAAAAAGCGCAAGCAGAAATTGATAGACAAACAAAGATATTTAATCAAGCAAAGCTTATACATGATCAGGCAAAGGAAACCCTTATAAAGATAAAGACTGATAGAGATCAACTTGCAGCGGAACTTGATGCTTTGAATTCTCAGCCAATACCAATCAAGGTTATTGAAAAGGTTGAATATGTGCCGGCCACATATCTTTTCAATTACAAAAGCTTTTCAAATGCAATGATGAAGCTACTTGATAAATCAATTAAAGTTTCAGATGATTTCAGCACAAGCGGCGATACTCTTATTAAATCAGCAGCAATAATCATAAACAAAAAGAATGAACAGATTGGCATTCTCAATAGAAAGCTTCGCAAACCAGCATTCTACATAGGTGTTGGGCCTACACTTAGCCCTTCTGGACACATTGGGATAGGACTTAATTTAAGCTATGGATTCAGGATTGAACTATGAATACTAATGAATGTGTCCACGACAAAAAACTTGTAAAGATTTTAGGAAAACAAAAACGTGAAGAATTCTTCTCTGCAGAAAATGTTGCCCGTATAAACCAAACACCTGTCATTGAAATGAGTGATGAATTTGATTCTGTAGATGAACTGTTATTTGCGAATTGGCTAATGGAATTAAATTCTGTCGAACTTCTTGTATATCAAAAAAGAGAAAAAACCACATACGTTCTCTCAGAAGAAGAAGAAAAACATTTATGGTATGGGTTTACTGGAGCCGGAGCAGCATATGCTTCTTCAACAGAAAGAGACAGGCTTCCAGCCATTTATGATTACTACAAAGTAAAGCTTCACAAACACGTTTATACTCCTGACTTTGATATTACAGTTGATTCTAAATTCATAACAATGTTTCCTGAACTAAAACTCATACCAATTGAAAGATTCGGAGAACAATCAAGATATTTAATTGAGATCAAAGGGCAATATTCTCGGGCAAGATTCAACCCTTCGCTACCTATGTTCTCCATTAATCAAAAATGGATGCTCCAAAAACACGGCCTTTATGTAAACAAAGTCCTATTACATTCCTTCTTCAAGAAGACTTGGCTTCCACGTGCCTCATATATCCTAACTTCTGCTGGAACAAGACGTAAGCGAAATGTAATACCTAGAAAACCCTTTAGATTCAAAGACTGCAATCTATTTATAAGAAGATTTCAAATGGGCGGTTAGATGGCATGACCTTGGCAGATTGGGGAAACAGTGTGCTTCAACAGTTTGATGCCAACGGGGGTTAGACTCCCCCGCCGCCCACTTTTTTTGAAGGGGATAATGGATCATCTTTATGTCAAGTATAATCCAAAGGAGTGCAAAATGATTCCAAACATCGGTGATTCGATTAAACTTGATATTCATAACTGGCCGCCAACAAGTGGAAAATTAACAGATGTGTATGGTACCCCCCCCAAATGTATTCTTTGTAGAGAAACGATGGTACGTCTTAAGGATAAAGACAATAATGAGTATGCACACACATACTGTAACAATTATCGCTGCCCGGAATCACCAAACTTTTTTAAATATCTAATGGGAGAAAAGGAGGAAAATTAATGAAAGGCTGGCATTTTTTAAAAAATGATCAACGATTACGTTTTGGCGATAATCGCTTAGTTGAAGTAGGGGAAATATATTCCGTACCAGAGGATGAACCCTTACGTTTATGTAGCCATGGACTCCATGCATCAAGGAGAATAATGGATGCACTTCTTTATGCACCAGGAACAATACTTTGCCGTGTAAATTTAATTGGCAAACGAATTAATGCTGTAGATAAATCAGTTGCCTATTATCGAGAAGTTGAATGGATGATTGATTCAACAGACATTCTATTTGAATTCGCAAGAAAATGTGCGCTTGATGTAATCCACTTATGGAATATTGGCATAGATTATAGCGATGTAGTTATGAAATATTTAAAAACCGGAAACGTATCAATTCGAGCAGAAGCGCATTGTGCCGCAGATTTTTTTGTACGTATGCATTCAACTACAATAATTCAAGAAAGAGCCGCAAGAGCAGCAATGGAAGCCTCTTCAGCAAAAACTCTTCCAGATGACGCAATAAGCTCAGCGACCCTCGCATCGAAATATGCTATGTGGACTGCAGAAAACTCCGGCAAAATGCCTAATTTTCAATATAAACTTAACCGCAGAATAACATCAATGGTAATAGCAAAACACAAAAAACAACAAGGAGAATCATGAGTAACAAAAAAGAAAAATATGATCTGTTCCGCAGAAGCGATAAAGAAATAATGCGAATAGAACAAGACCTCAGATTCGAAAAGAGAAAAGCCGCCCGCCGAGATTACTTTGCGGCTGCAGCATTGACGGGAATTATTGCGAACCCAAACTCTGCTAACTGTGGATATTCAGTGTATGCAAAAGAGGCAATCGGATACGCCGACGCCATGATTAAAGAATTAAATAAAAGGAAATAACGATGAAAACAAAAAAACATTTTATTGAGGTTGAGATACCAACAGGGAAGTATTGTGATGGGTGTCAATTCTATCGCCCAACAGATGACGGTTACTTTGCATCATGTGATTTTTGGGGATATTTTATGAACTGCATGAAGATTGGCGGAAATCTTAGGCACGAAGAGTGCATCGGAAAATTTGGAATGGTAGAAAATAGTATGCGTAACCCTGAAAAAAAGGAGAATGAAATATGAGAGAGATTAAGTTTAGGGTTTGGGATGACGAAGTGATAATTGTGGCGCAATGGTGCGCTCACGATTCCAGGGCCAAGACTCTGACTTGCTCAGAACATTAGCGAGGTGAAAGAATGACCAGATTTCATGTAGTTGAAAGGAGCACTGGAAATCATTTCTGGTTCGATGTGCGTTGGGGAGTACCGGGAAACACGGCCCCTGGGTATATCTACGCGGTTCCGGAAGGAGAGGAAAAGCGTAGAAGCAAGCGATTTATGGATATGACTGACAACAGGGTGCCCCTTGACCCTGATGATTGCGACATAACCCCGTGGCCTGAGGTTGATCGGGATAAAATTGAGCGGGAACATAGTGAGCTTAGAAACGCTGTTGATCCAGCCATTAAATACCTGAACGATAGCTTCCATCCTCACGCAACTATTATCGTAACCCCGACAGGTGCAGAGGTTGTTGAGGGGTGCCTGTCTACAGGTCAGGTTTTGGATTATATTTAGAAACAAACTGCGAGGTGAAATATGAAAGAGATTAAGTTTAGGGTTTGGGATGGCGAGAAATATCACCACGAAATAGACCTTTTGTCCGATGGGTATGTCGTGTCGTGGTCACACGGGAAGGATGGGGCGTTGATTGGGGCCACTGAAGACGGGCACGTCATGGGGGGTGTTGTCCTCGAACAATACACAGGACTGAGGGACAAGAATGGTGTTGATATTTATGAGGGAGATGTTGTCAAGAACAAGGATCACAGCACCGGATTGGTTTGTGTTTCGCAGGTGAAGTTTGATGGCGGCGCATTTTATATGAACTGGGGATCATTCGCCGAAACATTATGGGAAGCAACATCTGATGGACAGCGAGTTTCCATTGAAATCATCGGCAACATTCACGAGAATCCAGAATTATTGGAGGAGAAAAAATGAGGGAAATTAAATTTAGGGTTTGGGATGGAAACAACAGGCATTTTGTTTATCCTGATGTAATTGAACTTAACCATGGAATTGAATGGCAGCAATACACCGGCCTGAAGGATAAGAATGGTGTTGAGATTTATGAGGGGGATATAGTTTCAGACGGAGAGACTTCAAGGACTGTGTATTTTGATGACGCTATGTTTCAGACCGATTACGACTCGCTGTATTGGGACTTGTTTGAAAATTTCCCAAAGGTAATCGGCAACATTCACGAAAACCCGGAGTTATTAGAGGAAAACAAAAAAACAGAAACCAAAGAAAATAATATTTCCATTAAACCAAAAACAAAACATTGCCCTTTTTGCGGGGCAGAAACATACACCAAACGAAAGACATACGAATCAACCAGAACTATCCTTTACACAATATTCTGCGAACATTGCAATAAATTACTAGATCAATGGGAGGAACCACAAGATGACATGCTCAGGCGATAATAACATATGCCCACTCTGTGGGAAAAAAATCTATTCAGTGAAGACCTTCACTTACTTTGAATTACAAGACTACCTCCTCTCTATAAGAAAAACATTCGATCAGATTATAACTGAAATTTGCATCGATCCCATAAAGAGAAGTCAAGCAGTCTTCTACTGCTGCATGAACGAAAAATGTCCCAGGTCTCCAGTATTCTACACAAAACTTCTTGGAGAATTCTCCATCATCAGCACCAAAAGAATCAGACCATACGAAAACCTAGCCATTGGACCATTGGCCAAATACAGAAGTACAGGCTCTTTCGGAATACCTGTTATCCACATGATAGACAAAATGGCAAACCCCGCCACAAAGCATCAAAAATTAAAGGACTTAAAGGAGGCTTAAATGTCCACACGTTGTAACATTACACTATCTTATAATGACACTGATGAAAAACTCTGGTTCTACCGTCATTGTGATGGTTATCCAGAAGGAGCCTTACCGCTTTTATCTGCATTTATGCAAGCTGTTGCTAATGGAGACCTTAGAGACAATCCAGGTCAATCAGGCGGTTGGCTTATTGCATTAGGCATGGCAGAGTATAATACAGAAGTACCAGAATTTGATCCATCAATTCCGTTCAAGGAGTATCAAATTGTTACATCAAAAAATCCATTTCTTTCATGGAAAGTCGGAGCAATTGAGCCAACTACAGGCAAACATGGTGATATTGAATATCTTTATGAAGTCACACTGTCTGATAGAACAATCAAAGTTTTTGAAATTCATCACTATCCAAGTAATTATGAAAGAACCAGAAAGCGGTTAATTCAAATAATAAAATTTGAGAGGAACAAAGATGAAAACAATAAGTAAATTTATGCAATTTCTGGAAAACATTCGTTTCAAAAACATTTCACCAGTAGTAGCAAAACTTTTAGTTAAACGCTCCGTTCGATTTAAAACTATAAATCCAGCTGTGCTATTTATTCTGAAAGAACTTCTCCATATGGCAATAATGAGAGACATTTCTATAGTAATTACATCTGCTAATGATGGTAAACATAGAAAAGATTCGCTTCATTATAAAGATCGAGCCATAGATATACGTGCTGTAGATAAGTACAAAAGAATTGGTTCAATGGATGAAGAAGAAGCTTTGGCAGTCAGGGCTTTACTTCAAAATTATTTAGGTTCTTCATATGATGTTGTATATGAATATGACCATATTCATATCGAATATGATCCAAAATGAAAGGAGGATGAAATGAAACTTACCAAAAAACAAGAAAAAGAATTAGAACAACTTTGGGAAGAATTGGATTCTAATTCCCAAAATGCAGTCCATGATTACACAAATGGTTTAATAACAATTTCTGATTTACGAGACAAATTCCATGATGAAGAAGACACATATCGTAATAATCGAGATAAAATTCTCGGAATAACCGAAAAAAGTAAAAACTATGCAGGAAATTGCGGCCACAATATTGTTTTTGCTGATCCAACAGAAATGCCAATGGGGATGGACCACAAAATTTTTATTAAAGTAAAAAATATTCAAAACAACAGGAATATAATCAGAGACATTTTAAATTTTCACGAATCTCACCAAATGGATTATGATTATGAAGTTGCACATAACACTCCTCAATCAGAAAAAAAACCTTAAACAATTGATGATTAAAACAATAAAGCTAATTACCTGGGATTAAATTCATCCTCTTTAAGATACTTTCTCTTTCTTCCAGCCCGTTCTCTTAAAATTTCAGCCCATTCACGACTGCTCTTATGATAAGCCAAAAACTGTTTGTACCATTCAAGAATATCAATCATATACTTTGCTTCCAAAGCACTTGAAGCATGTTTAATTTGAGCATCTACATCAAACTTCTTCGACCTCGCTGCCTGGGCATTAAAACGATAAATATCTTTTACTTGCCCCATCCAACGGTTCAATTCTCTAATTTCATCATGAGTATAAGGACGAGTACCAAACGCATGTTTCTGAATAAGTTCATAAACAGTCATGTTGGGCTTACCAGTATATGCGTTCTTTCTCCACAGATTAATAAAATCTTCTGCTTCTCTCCGAAAACCAAAAACAGAACGAACAATATTTGCCACTTTAGGAGGCAGGTTAAGACCTAAAAACTGTTTCAATTCACCTGGATAGCGTTCAATTTCTCTACCAAAAAAGAAGGAATAGTTAAGATTTTCCTCAACCGCAAGCTTGATTGCTGGTGTTAACCCCTGCAATAATTCGTCAGTCAACCCTGAAACATAAGTTCTCGGGTCCAAAAGATCATAAACTTTCTCAAAATCTACCACATTAATTGCTGATTGAGGGAGAAACCCTTCTCCACTGATATATGATACAGAGATTTCTGACATTCTTTCGCCACGCATGAATTTCAACAAATCTTCTGCATTCACAAATGGGATTCCTTCACCCTTTGCCTCATATTTTGTACGCAACAATTCATTGACTTCAAGCATCTTAAAGGCATTTTCTCTCAAATGAACCAAAGAGGTAAACATAACAGGGTTTTGAATCATCTGTCCACCCATTACACCTATCATTCTAGACCGCCAAGTGTAAAATGGGATCAAGTAGTTGCGTAAGGCTTTCTCGCCCTCTGATAGGGCGTTGTAATCGACAAAAATATGATTGACTCTACGGGATGCCTGATCAATATTCATACCCTTGTTTTTTCTTAAATGGAAGTAGCCCTCAATTCTGCCGGCACATTCTTCCACATATCTTCCCAAGTCTCCCATTACTTCGCTTGCTATATCTTCAGTACCGAAAATTACATTATATTTCTTTAGCTTTTTGCTATAGATGTTCTTTGTTTTTCCAGTAAATGGCATTATAAATTTCTTCAATTTACTTAACTCTTCTTCTGTTTCTCCGACATAAGACACTCTTAAACTTTTTGAGATGTCCTCTGTATGAGAAGTTCCAATAACTCCATTCTTTAACAATCGTTCATATGCAACCGGGATCGGCACTTTTTCCATACCATCCATAACGTGCATACTTTCCAATTGATTAAGCCTTTTCGCTTGAGTATTTGTTAAAGTTCCTCGAGCCTTTTTATCAAGGTATTTTGAATAGAAATAAACATTTCTGGAATCATTGGTAATTTCATCAGGAATAATCCATTTATAAAACGGCCTTCCTTCACCCAGGAGCATAACCCTATTTGATACTAAGTTTCTTGCATGAAATTGAGGATGCTTAATAGTCATCTGATGTCGCCAATAGCTATTAAACTTCATCGATGCTTTTAACACATTTTGAATTACCGGAGAATAAGTCGAGCCAAACGGAACATGGAACCTCAATAGGCCCCGGCTGAAAGTGTTTACCATCTCTACTAAATGTTCTGGAATATAAAACCCCTGAAAAGCCCCGGACCCCGAGACCCATTTATATTTTCCTGCATATTTTGGAATCTTTTCAGGATTTACTCTTTTCCCATCAATGAATTTTTTCTGCATCCACCCATCTTTCAGACCATCAGGAATTACTTTTTGCAATGCTTCCGTTTCTGCAAGAAGTCTATCTGTTTTCTTTATCCGTTCGGCAAATACTGCAGGGCTTAAATCAAATACTTTTTTATTGAAACCATCAAATAAAAGACCAGCTTCAGCTAATAAATTTGCCCGATGAACATCTGTATATTCAAGCACACCTTCTTGAATTAAATTCTGGACAAGCTTCCAACCATCAGACGTTTGTTGCAAATCTCTCACACGATTCAAAGCAGTAAACCATTTCTCTCTTTCACTTGTTGCAGCATCAAGAAACAATTTCTCTACTTTTGTGAATTCTTTGGCATCCTCTAATGCTGGATAAAGCTTTTTGAGAGATTCCAAATCATTATATTTACTTGGAACCATCAACATTCTTGTAGGCTGATTAAGCAATTCAGAAGGATGACCAAGAGAATTCTTATGTACCAATTGTTCAAAAATAAGTTTTTGAAATTCTTTCGTTGGATAAGCAGGACGATATGCAATGGTATTATGTTTCCATGCTTTTGTTTTACCTATACCCTTCTCTCCCTTCATTACCACCTTTGGTGCCATACCATAATCATCAAAAACAAGATAAGCCTTCCCGTCATCACCAATAGCTTCCCTGACAAAACCACTTCTTTTAAAAAGTTCAAGGTTCTTTGCTCTGGCTTCAGCCTCTTCTTTTAAGATTTTCTTTGAAACAGTCCCCCATTCTTGAATCATCTCCCTGACATTTTTATCTCCAAGGAGATGAATAAGAACATCTTCATACTCACCATTGGAATAAAGACCCTTAACGGTATCAATAGCTTTATCAGCCTGCTCAAGACCTTCTTCCAAAGAAGGTACAAGAATATCTTTGTGTAACCTTGCTCTTGTCGCGACTCCATCAATTTGAAGAACTTCTTCCTCGAAAGTATATCTTGCCCAATCCTTGCCACTCATATTTTCTTTATATCCAGAGGTTGCAATTACTTCGTTTATATGATCAAGGGCATCTTCTCTAGTAAAAACCTTTTCAGGATTTCCAGTATTCATATAATCGACCAAATCGTCTGCAGCCGCATTGATCCTTTCTGCTGACCTTTTTATTGCGATCCTATCTCTTGTGCGTTCAAGATGCTTCATGGTTCCTCTAAATTGCCTTGCACCAACATCAAGGGTTGACTTCATATCGGAACCCAATCTTCTAAAAATGCTTCTCCTGAGACCCTCCAATTCTGGACCAATGGTAAACATTACTTTTCGTTCACCAGTATAGCCAAGCTTTTGTCCAAATCTTCCTGTAAATGGAACATGAAGGGCTGTCTTTTTGCCAAATTCACTCCAATATGGTTTAGGGGTCATCCATTTTGCATCATTCACTTTGGATGCATAATCCATAAAGCCATCAGCTAATTTTATTATGTCATCTGTTTTTGAGAGGGCTTCTGCCGTTGCCTTTTCCATCTGACCAAGCTTTAACCAATCATCATTTTCAGAAACGGCTTTAAACAATTTCCTGGCTTTGTCGGCTTGAGAAGAAACAGCCCTTGTCATCTCTGCAGATTTTGAAAGAACTTCATGCATTGGCATTTCGGTCATTTTAAATGTTTCAGAAATTCTTCCAGCCGTTCTAACTAAGTCAGCGGTAACATCTTCGCCCTTAGCCATGATTCCCGGAAGCTTTGACAATTTACCCGTTGTTGCCATAAGCCACATAGGGTCAACGACCACATCTAAAAGCAATCCACCTAATTGCCAAGACCTTTTTACTTGCCTATATTCATCTGAATCCATATACTCCTTAAACTCTTCTTCAGACATACCCTGTCTTGCTTCATCGATTTTATTTTGTAACTGATAATCAAGAAAAGAAAAATACCCTCCTTCCTTGCCACCCGTAACACCATGCTTAAATGCTTCCCAAGCATTACCAAATACTTCTTCAGGATGCCCCGCACCAACAGAAGTCACTATGCTTCTGACAATATTCATCGGCATATCAAGAAGATTCCCAAAAAATGAAAGTAGGGTAACAGTCCCATGAGCAACGTCTTCTACCAGGGGGATTCCTTCAATAGCGTCTCCAACGGCTTGTACCACACCACCAAACTTTTTAAAGATTCCGGGCATATCTTTGCCTCTTTCTTCAGCTAAAGACTTAACATACCCGAGATACATTCGGTTCCCTTCTTCATCTGTAAGATATTCATCATCATACCCTTCAGATGCGAGCCATTTCATATATTCTTCGTTATCTCTCCACCAAGACAATTTCTTTGGTTCACCCTGACTTTTAATGCCAACCAATTCTTGTTCTGAAGCTGATGGTTGAGTACCCATCATTGCATTCATATATTTTTTTTGAGAATAAGCAAAGCTTTTATAGCCATACGGATCATCACTTCTAGCACGACTTTCTAAACCAAAAGATTGAAACCTATAGGGATCTCTTTCCGTAAGACTTTCACCGAACAATGATCTTTGAAATTCGTTTTTATCTAATGAATATTGATCAAAATCAAAAAACGAATCCATTATCGGCCTTTATACTGATCAACGGCTTTGTCAATAATTGTTTTAGCTTTCTCTGCAAATTTTTCTTTAGGAGAAACCATCACTTTCTTCAAAGAATATTTAAGCCTATCTGGTGCAGCCAACATTTTATCCAATTTGTTCTGTATTATTACAAGAAAATTATCCTCAAATACCTGTGACATCATTTCGGGAGTAACAAAGGTTGGATCATCAAAACCAATTAGTCCTGCTTTAGATAAAATGTAATTTTCAATAAAATCATTTCTTCCTTGCGGACTATTTGAATAAACCTTTATTCCAGGAGTAATTTTATCCAAAGGAGTATATCCTTCTTTTATTGACTTTTTGGCAGCATGTTGTATCAACGAATTAAATTCTGGATCACTTCGTCTTAAGGCCATGATAAAGGTTGATTTCTTTTGATGAGGCTTTAAAGAATCACCAATTACGTCTTCTACTGCTTTTACTCCTGTAGTAGAAGGTCCAGCTTTTGCTTTGTCCATAAACAATTCATGCATCATGATAGGTTCTTCAACTTCAAAATCAGGCAATCCAAAGGCATTTCTTGCTTCTTTGGTTTGAGAGATTGCAGAATGCAATGCAGTCATATGAGGCTCAAGTTTAAGAGCCAATTCTGGAGAAATTTTTCCAGCCCTTACGTATCTGTTGTAATTTTGAAAAGCCACGGAGGGGTGAGACCCGATAATCGCTTTTATAATAATTGCTTTTTCAGCATCAGAACTTTTTGGCATTTTTGCATCCATAAGAATTTGCTGAATATCAGCCCGAGATGCATCCATTATGCCAGAAAAAACCTTAATCAATTCTTGCCTTGTTTTTGCATCATTGAATTGAAGAGCCTTGGCATTTTCACCTGCAATTCGAAGATCAGTCAAATGAAGATTTTTTTCTTGCATTACTCGCTTATATTCTTGATCATGTTCTGCTTGATTATAAATCTTTTCGGCGACTTCCCTTGTCAATCCGTATTCTACTGCTTTTTCAATATCTCCCGAAGCTGCGAGTGTACGCCCAAAAGTCAATGCCTGAATTTTTGCTGAAGCTTCCATATGTTCAGACTGTTGTTGCATATACTTTTGAGAAGTGTCTGCACGTTGTTTTTGAATTTGCAATTGCTCTTTCTGCATTTCTGCCTGCTGTTGGCGATAGGCTTCCCTTCTTGCAATTTCTTCATCTTCAAGTTTTATTCTACGATATGTTTCAGAAACCTTGTTAATGTTTTCTGCAAAAGAAGCTATGCCAGTACTTGGAGGAATCAAAGCTTTGCTAGGTTGAAACGTAGGAATGTTAGCCATTTTCTTTTTCTCCATGAGTACCATAAGGGGCAAATGAAGGTGTAGTGCCACCGCCACCATATTGACTATTCAAATTCAAATTAAATTGACCCATTGAAAAACTTGGTAACTGCATCGGGGATGCACCATTACCAGCATTGTTTCCTGCATTACTGTTTGGTTTTCTGACACCAAAAACATTTAATGCTGTAGATGCGAGATTTCCGATAGTGTCCCAAATAGACTGCTTATTTAAATCTTTTTGAAGACTCATCATTTCGTTGTTATACCAACGAGTATAATCAAACTCAGAATCCCATTCATAAATTCCCCGAGAAAACTGCTGACCTTTCCAGAAATTATCTGCATCAAACTGCCGGCCACCTTCCCATCTTCCATACTGATCTCTTTCAGAAATGATTGCTCTATCCAAAATACCAAGCTTCAAAGCTACCCGGGCTGCTGCCCTTGCTGAACTGGCGGCAATTTTTTGCTTTTGCAACTCGACTTTGGCTTGGCCCTCGGAAATGTTGATTCTTGCATTAATATCAGAAAGGGCTGTATCAAGCTGTCCAATTCTTTGCATTGTCAAAGAACCTTGTTCTGCAACAGAAAGTTTATATTGACCAGAAGCTTCTTTCATTGATTGAATGATTGAGTCTCTTCGAGACATTGATTTTGTCTCTGCATCACGCAAAGCTTTTGCATGTTGAGGTGTTCCTACTGCCCCTTGAGCCGCAAATGTTTCGTTAATTTTCTGTTTCTCTTGCTGAAGTTGTAATTCAAGTTCCTTATTTCTAATGTTGATTGACGCTTGTCCAAACGGGTCTTTGTCTGCCAATTCTTTTTCGTAATCAAGTTGTTGCTTTTGTTTTTCAAGATAAGCATTTGAGAAACCTACTCCTTGACGGGAAAAATCAAACATTCCCGGATCATAGCCACCACCACCGCCACCACCTTGATTGAACCCTCCAATCATCCCGGCATACTGATCAAAAAAACCACCAACACCCTTATTATGTGTCTCAGCATACTTGTTGTAACCCTCAAAAGAAGTCGGCTGGACAACATTTCCGTTGGGTCTCCATATTTGTCCTGGATTAAGCGAAGCAAACATTGCGCTTCCTACACCAGGATAACCAGAATCAGGTTGGTTTTGACCTCCTGTACCGCTTCCACTTGGAGCAAAATCATTACCTGCATCTGCAAAAGAAGGACTTCGTGTATCAGGAGAATTCTGACTACCTGAATTGGAATAAGTTTTTGCTTTATAGCCAGTACCATCCCATTCGAGTGGGGCGTTTGCCATTTTAAACTCCCTGTCCGTCTACTGGTATTTCAGGCTGAGGAGCAGCTTGAGGGGCAATCTGTTGCTGTTCTTCTCCCTTCATACCATGATATTCGGATTCTCCATGATTTTTCTGCAGAGCAGAATAGATAAGTTTTGCAAGTTGAAGCGCAGAACTGGCATTAACGCCATTATTGGTTTCCATAACAATGTCAACCAAAAATTCTAAAGCTGCTTCAGGCGGTTGTGCAAGAATTTGTTGTGCAACTTCTTCTGGAATTTGTCCAATCAACTGATCAAACTCGGCTTCTCCAAGCATTTCTGGATTCGCCGCCATTTGAGAACTATCATCAAGAGGAGCAATTTCAGGGCCTTGCCCCATCATCGGGTCAGTAAACATAGGTGCATCAGGCATTTTTTCTTCCTTTCTTAATTTTCTCTGCTTCAGCAGCAGGATTGTCAGAATTCAAAATCCGTGTTATTTCCATCAAACTAAATCCTTTTTTTAACCATTCTTCTATACTTTTAATATCCATTACATCTCGCTTCTCTGGCTTCGGAGACATAGATTCAGATGATTGTATATCTTTCCTTGCCTCTGCTACAGCCTCAGCGTTTGTAATGGGTCTACCACGGTTTGCAGTCTTTGCCTGGAACTCCTTTTTCTTGGCTTCTTGTTCAAGTCTCAACTTTTCTTCAACTTGACGTTGCCTTTCCAATTCTTTTTCATGTTCCTTGAGACCTCTTTTTTTCCAAGCCTCATGTTCTGCAGCAGTCTTAAACCTTATAACCTGTCCAGTTTTTTGATCAAGAACTGTTTTTGGGTAACCAAGATTACTCCGTCTTGCAAGCATAATATCTTGATCATCATTAGCTGTCAGCATTATCGTCATCCTCATAAAGATGAAACCATGCCTTCAAAAAGGAATTAGCAGCCTGATAACCCCATACGGCGGCAATCATTGCTACCAACCATGCAACATCTCCAATTTTGGTGTACCACTTAAAAATACACGCCACAATAAAAAGAATCAGGCTCAACAAAAACTTTCTTTTAAAAAACTTTTTCATTTTGACCCACCTTCTTTTGAATTGAGACTATATCTGCTTAAACTAATTTCTAAAATTCTATCAATCTTTTTCTCAATAGAATTTATACATTGTTCAATATGCTGACTTCTATTTTCTAGTACCAAGATTCTTGAATGATTTTCCCTAATTGCCTCTTTGTTTAAAATTGTTTTTATATCTATTTTTTCATAAAGCGCATTACAATTCCTCGAGGGATTATCAACAAAAAAGGTTACAAGAAATGTAGTAAGAGCAATGAGAAATAACCCAAATCCAAATATCTGCCTCCAACTTAGTGTAATCTTTTCCCTTCTATCAGGCATTTTTTCACCTTCTCCATTAGAATAGTAACGCATAAAAAATCTCTACTGTTTGCCAAATGCCCAAAATAGAAAAAAGAGTAAACACATAATCAACAAACTTTGCACGCTGAAAGAAACCTTTAAAATGAACCTTAACCTTAAACTTAGGTTTAAATTCAAATGTCGGAATCAAATAACGCATAGGATTAAAGTATCTAATCTGAGACATCTCTTCCTCCTCTCCCGGTGGTTCATTGGGAATTGGTTCTTCGACAATTGGATCATCCGAAGCATTCATATCAACAAAAGGTTTATTCAATCGATGAATAGCTTTGTATTCCGTAGGCAAGGAATCCCGCATTCCTTCAAAATCGGTTTTAGAAAAATCCATTCCCCATTCATCAGGAGTTGCAGAAGTTGTATCTGCGAAACGACCAAAATCAAATAACTCAACAAAAACTTTTAACGACTGACGGTTCCTATATTCAAAAAAATCCTTTGGAGTCAATTCTTCAAACATGCTTAAATCTTTAACCTGCTTTCCTACTCGACTGATCAAAAATAACGTATCATTTTTGTCTTTTCGTTCTTTAGCTGTTGCCCTACGGAATCGCTTCTTTCCATTAATAATCAACCACTTTCCAGAAGCACCAACGACATCACTCCCATCTTCGGAAAAAATTACATTCTTAATCATATTCTGCCGTTTAAGAAGCCCTCCAGTACCATTATTATGAAAAATGGAACCAACCGTTAAAATCTTATGATACTCAAGAGTAACTTCCTTTCTCCGATCTTCACCAAACCACAGCCCGGAAAGACCGGAAATAATAGGATCAGTTGTTTGGTGTGGGCCGGCACTCCCATCAGATTGCCAATCATTTCTTACATTCCCAATAATATTGCTTAAAGGAATACCGTAATTGGTTTCCAACCATCGTGAGATGGCAAAATAATATGCAGCCAAAAGCCTTCTGTTCAGTGTCAATTGGCTTGCAGTATTAAGGTTCGGCCACGCATTATCATCAACAAAATTTACATATGTAATCCCACTTTTTGGAGATAGATAATTTGAACTACCAGGATAATATAAATATCGACCATTCCCTATATCTTTCTTTATCCCAATTCCAGGCATTGGCTTAACTCTTTCATTTCCCGGAGAACATAAAATTTCTTTCTTTTTAAATCCAGCCAAAAGGAATATAGGAACAAAAGTCTCAAGAATCTGTTTTACATCATTGTAAGTCGCATAATCATTGCCATGATCATACATCGGAACCAACATCGGATATAAATCATACTTTCTCTGAAATTGTGCGCTTTCAAGCACCCTTTCTTTGAAAGGCATTTCAAAAATCTTATCACGAATTGCATCATGACTTGTGAGAAATTGCCGGACATAATTCACACCCAATCGAGAAAGATTATCATAATATGATTCGGGAACTTTCCCGTTCCTGTCATAGTGTAATCCAAGCGAACCGAAGCCAACAATGAATTTTCTATTTACAAGAACGGGATGTTCCATCATTTCTTTGATTCCTCTTTGTGATTTTTCTTTGAATGAATTTTCATTTCAGGTTTTTTTATTTCCTGAACCTCGAAAGTACATCGAAGCAAAGAAAAGTCATTCTTTACTTGGACCGATTTTGCATCAAAAACACCATTTGCTTCCATATGGGCAACAACAATACTATCTTGCTCTGCCTTCAACCGAAGCATTTCATTGTGAATGTCAAGCATTCTCTCCCGGCTCTTTGTGCCAATCGAAATTTCTTTTTCTTTGATCATTTCTTTTCCCCTTTTTTGGATGACTTTTTCGGAATCTTCAATTCAGGCGTTTTCATCTTTGGTTTTTGAGGCGTACCGGGAGGATCGATTCTGGAAAAATCATTTGCCAGAATCCAACCCTGAGGATTGGTTACTCCATTTGCTTCAAGAAACGCAATAACCATTTCCTGAATGCGCTCATCTGCCGTTCTCATAGCAGCTTGAGCCTGAGCAGAAATCATCTGCATTCTTGAACGGCTTGCAGGACCAATCACAATTGCCTTTTCTTTCATATCTTCCATATAAACCTCCTAAGCTTAATTATTACTCATAATTTATTATTTGTCACTCACATCTTTTACGCCAGCATCGAATAGGGCTTGAACTTTTGCTTCAAGAACCGCTATTTCTGCGTTGACTCGATTCAATTCATTTGTCAAACGATCCTTTTCTTCGTTTGCGAATTTCAGGTTTTCTTTCAGCGTAACAATGTCTTCCAATAACGGCGGCCTTGCCGTTTCAATTTTTTCATCAACAATTTTGTAAACCATAATTCCTCCTTATGTATCAATTAATCCATGCGCTCTTAAAGCGGCGAGAATGTCATTGATTTTTGTCCTTGCTTCACCATCAGAATCCGTTCCAGTTGTCGTGCCATGATCAGCAATAGCGGCTTGTTGCGCCCCCACCACCTGGGTTCCATCTATCTTATAAACCTTTCCGCTGCCGATATTCACGCCACCATACGTTTTCACTTCCGTTACGTTTGAGTCGCCAAGAAAAATCTGATTACTTGCATCTGGTTCGGCGTTGGCCCCTATCACTGTAGTATTTGTCCATGCGTATTGAGGCGTGAGCGTATGTCCATTATCGACACCTGCTCCGGTCATGGTATCATTTAAACATTCTAGGGTATCAGCGTCTATCACTTCCCATTTGTCAATACCATCAGTCAGACCGGGAACGCCTGCGCCTGCCGGGGTGAAGTATAGATATAACTTTTTCCCAACTGCCCCAAAACTATGACCGACGATTGTCACCCGATTATTGACGGTATCAACATCAGCCGCATCAAACGTCTGCGCCGAGCCCGCATCAGCATGAAATGTTGACCATGCGTTATATCCAAATGCTGAATTGTCGTTATAATCGGAGTAGCGCAGGCTTTGATATCCCGCACCTGTGCAATAATCTCCGCTGTTGTAGTAAAGGCTAACAGACCCCGCACTTGTGCAATAATCTCCGCTGTTGTAGTAAAGGCTATATACCCCCGCACCCGTGGAATACTCTCCGCTGTTGTAGTAAAGGCTAGCATACCCCGCACCTGTGCAATTTGCTCCGCTGTTGTAATAAAGGCTAACAGACCCCGCACTTGTGCAATAATCTCCGCTGTTGTAGTAAAGGCTATATACCCCCGCACCCGTGGAATACTCTCCGCTGTTATAGAAA